GGATGAAGTGTTTGACCAGTTCTTCTCTTCATACGCAAAAAAGGATGAGTTTCTTGTGGAAAACCCGCAACTACAACAAGTACTCCATCCTGTTGGAATCGGAGACCCAATTAGGCTGGGGTTGAGGAAACCCGACGATGCTTTTAGAGACAAACTCAAAGATATTAAACGAGCACATCGACGTAGCACAATTAATACATTTTAGGAGAGATAAGAAAAAGAAAAGACAGCAGACCTTTAAAGATCAAGATGCTCCGATTCAAAAACACCATCTTAATCTGAAAGCTATAAAGCCGATAACACAAAATCAAAAACTAGCTTTTCAACAATGGAAAGCAGGTCAAAATCTTTTACTTCATGGACTTGCTGGAACAGGTAAGTCCTTTATTTCTCTATATTTAGCACTGAAAGAAATTTATAACACGCAGTCATATTATAAGAAAATTCTTATAGTCAGAAGTGTAGTTCCTACACGAGATATGGGATTTCTACCAGGATCTATCAAAGAAAAAACTAAAGTCTTCGAATTACCTTATCAAGGTATCTGCACAGATTTGTTTGGGCGTGGAGATGCGTATGAGCTTCTCAAGACTAAGCATATCATAGACTTTACTACAACTTCTTTTATCAGAGGAAATACATTTCACGATACTATAGTTATTGTTGACGAGGTAAATAATCTAACGTTCCATGAACTTGATTCAGTTATCACTCGTTTAGGTGATAACTGCAGAATGATGTTATGCGGAGATTATCGTCAATCAGATTTGGTCTATCATAACGATAGAAATGGACTAATAACGTTTATAAACGTATTAGATAAAATGAACGGGTTCTCACACGTTGAATTTGAAGTAGATGACATAGTGAGATCTGGATTAGTGAAGGAATATATAATTGCTAAAAATACCCTTGGTCTCACGTAGTAAAACTTTTACACTAAATGAAGTCGAGTTTCATGAACTTGAAGCTTTTACTGAGAATAATAAACGATACTATATGACTCCTACTGGAGAAAAGTATCCATCTGTCACTACTGTATTAGGTAGTAGAGATAAGAGTTGGTTATACGAATGGCGCAAAAAAGTTGGGGAAGAAGAAGCTAATCGTATTTCTCAAAGAGCTTCAAATCGTGGGACTCGACTTCATAAAATATGTGAAGACTATATTCGTAATAAAGAAGACTTTTGTGGTAATCAACCACCACTTGCAGTCGATATGTTTAGATCTATACAAAGATATGTTGACTATATCGATGAAGTCTATGGCAATGAAATTGCTATCTATTCACATGAGCTTAAGACTGCAGGTCGAATAGACGTATTTTGCAAGATGGGTGGTAAAAATGTTATCTTAGATTTTAAGACTTCAAGTCGTCTTAAAAAAGAAAGCGAGATTGAAAATTATTTTCTACAGACGACCACTTATGCAATGGCAATCAAAGAACTAAAGGGAATAGAAGTACCTAAGATCGTCATTCTAATAGCAGTAGAAGATAATGAGCCTCAATTCTTTATTAAGAATGCAAGTGATTATGTAGAAAAAGTTAAACAGGTGTTTAAAGAATATCATAGGTAATCAATGCAAATAAGAGTCTCTTGTTGTTATGATGAAGAGTTAAAACAACAATTAAAAGAGATGGCTCTATTTGTACTACCTAAACTTGTCAAAGGACGACCGCTTCTTCTTAACAATTTAAAATTATATGTGAAGATGGATGATAAGCTTACTATAAAGGAAGATGCTTTGGGATTGTGTTATTGGAAAGGAAATCCATATAGACCTAGGGCATTCTCCATATACATAAGAAGTTCTTTGTCTAGCATAGGAATCGTTCAAACATATATTCATGAACTCGTCCATGTCAAGCAATATCTTCTTGGTGAACTGACAGACTATGCGTCTGGAAAGATTAAATGGAAGAAGAGGATCTATGAAGATCTTGATGACCAATGGCGTGACTTATCTTCTCCCTGGGAGAAGGAGGCATATAAGATAAGCAAGTCTATGTATTCGAAGTACTATTGTCCTCCAACTTTTTGATCCTAGGCCTATGTACATTATTTCGTAATTACGGTATTATATGCTTGTAAATGTGAAAACAACCTAATATATGGAATACATTATGAATAAACAAAAGTTTGCCAATCCTCCGCGTAAAGAAGCCACTCGAATTGGCTTTGAAACTGCAGAACGAATCTATTTGGCCAATGCTAGCCTCAAGACCAAAGAAGTGGTCAAACTGATTGCCGATGAATGCGGAGTCAACGAGACTCGTGCATATTACTACTTGTACTGGCCGCGTCGTAAACTGCGCAACCAGATCAAGCTATAAATAAGATTGTGTTGGCTGGCGTAGCTCAGCAGGCAGAGCAGGGGTTTTGTAAACCTCAGGTCGGGAGTTCGATTCTCTCCGCCAGCACCATTCTAAGAGGTATTCATGAATATAATTCAACTGAATCCACCCATCCCTTTAGATACACCAAAAGGAAAAGGATGGGCTCATATAGTTGTAGATAGATCTCAGGAACATCATTTAGAATGGGTAGTCTTTATAGATGAAACCGGAGAGTGTTGGACATTTCAAAATACTGAAGTCCGAATCCAACGCAATTATACTATGGATAGATTATACACTACGTCTAAAACTGCAGGCGTTCATCATGATTAAGCGATTCTTTTAACAGGACTTAGTCCTCTCCCTTAAATAAGGAGGAACATATGTTCAATCAATTTTTAATGTGCGTTATTTTAACATGCGCACCAATAACAACTTCACATAATACTATTCCTATTGTGCCTAATGTAGTACTACAACAACAAGTAGGTTATAAGCCTTATAGTAAAATATTGAATGAAAGAGAAGTAAAGTGTCTTACTGACAATATTTACTTTGAAGCAAGGAATGAAAAAGATATAGGCAAGAAAGCAGTTGCTCTTGTTACACTTAATCGTCTAAAGGACGAAGATTATCCTAATACTATATGTAAAATTGTTCATCAGCGAAATCAATATAAGTGCCAATTTGCTTGGACATGTGAAAGAAAAAACAAAATATATGATCCATTCGCCTATAATGAATGCCGTAAGATCGCTAAACACGTCATGTTAAACTATGAAGTAATGTATGACGTTACAAAAGGAGCAACTAATTTTCATCGAAAGGATATTCGTCCTGAATGGGCGAATCCACGTAAAAAGACTGTAGCTATAGGAAAACATGTGTTTTATAAACTATGAAAAAAGTAAATATCAAATCAGTAAAGCCAGTACAAGAATTCGTTAAAGAGATTGAGGCATATGTCAAAGAATCTAAATTAGATTACTTAGATGCTGTCCTTCACTACTGTGAATTGAACTCGCTCGAAATTGAAACGGTAGCAGCTATGATTCGTAGCTCAAGTAGGATCAAAGCAAAGATTCAGCAAGAAGCTGAGGACGCTAACTATCTTCCTAAGACGGGTAAACTTCCAGTATGACAGATGCTTTTGAAGCATACCAGAAATACTTAGCACTCAAACAACATTTTACGAGAGACGGGTACGATTATTTTAAGTATGGTGGCAAAGTGAGTGCCCGTCTCTCGTCTTTTGAATCGCGAAAAGATAGGTTCTTCTTCTATAAATTGGCTAAACGAAAGGATCTTGAGAACTTCCTTCTAGCCAACTTCATCGATAAAGATGTATCTTGGGTTAGGGATCTTTTAGGTAATGAGGCAGAGCAGACATATACTGGTTGGCTTAAGCGTCAACAGTCTTTAGGGTATATGTTCCAGAATGAGCTGGATAAGCTAGGCGATGATCTAAATGACGATCTAATGGTAACTGATGGGCAACATCCCAAATTGCTTAAGCAGTTCTTAAGAAACGAGATCTCTATAGAGACGCTTGTTATCTTAAATGATATCTTAAAGTTCTTCAAGCATTGGAACGATAAGATTGAAGAGAGGATTATATGGAATGATGTATACCGTAAGTGTACAAAATACCGACCTTTCCTTCGATTTGACCGTGAAGTATGTAAGAAAGCTTTACGAGAAAGGTTTACATAATTAATGGGATATGGTATAAATATACTGTATACTATGATGATGTGGACAAGTAATATACAAACATACACTGTAATACTAGGAGATATACATGGCATTTTCATTCGCAGACTATAATAAGACTCGTAAGAATCAGTTCGAGAAGCTAGCTTCTCAGCTAACTAAACAGAGTTCTAATTCAAAAGAAGATGATCGTTTCTGGAAGCCAGATGTAGACAAAGCTGGCAATGGATATGCGGTTATTCGTTTCCTACCTCCTCATCCAAATGAAGACTATGCTTGGGTTCAGTATTTTGACCATGGTTTCCAGGGTCCAGGTGGCTGGTACATCGAAAAGTCTTTGACCACTCTTAATCAGAAAGATCCTGTATCTGAGTACAACTCTCAGCTTTGGAACTCTGGTCTTGAAGAGAACAAAGAAGTTGCCCGTAAGCAGAAGCGGCGTCTACATTATGTGTCTAACATTTATGTAGTCAAAGATCCTGCAAATCCTCAGAACGAAGGCAAGGTCTTTCTCTTTCAGTTTGGTAAGAAGATCTTCGATAAGATCAATGACTTGATGACTCCTCAGTTTCAAGACGAAGAGCCTATTAATCCATTCGACTTGGTTGAAGGCGCTAACTTTAAGATGAAGATTCGTCAGGTCGAAGGTTACCGTAACTATGATAAGTCAGAGTTTGATTCAGTTGCGCCTTTGTTTACTGAAGAAGAGAAGTATGATGATGTGTTGAACAAAATTCAACCTTTGCAGACTTTCTTGGATCCTTCTCAGTTTAAGTCTTATGCTGAACTCAAGGCACGTCTACATCGTGTTCTTGGTTGGGATAAGAATGCCTTTGAAGAACAGGCACCAAAAACTGCCCGAGCTGAAGAGATGAAGTTTGAGGAACCTAAGAGTCTTAAGTCTACAGAATATGTGGACTCTGATATATCAGATGACGATGATGGTCTTGACTTCTTTAAGAAGCTAGCTGAAGACTAACCTGTTAAAGCGACTCCCAGATGACGATGATATGAATTTTGGATAGCCGCTGAATTAGGTTTATTTTTAGAAGTTTTATCAGGAGTTACGTCTACAGGTCCTTGTGCAGAAGCTTGTGCATTGACTATCGTAGTCGTAGCTCCTGGTTCTTCTATCTTAGCTCCCATAGAAGCAGTATTGATTTCATTTCCAATTGAATCAGCTTTATTTCCAGAAGCAACTGCAGTACCAGGTTTTTCTTCTCCTGTACCTTTGCCAGCACGTATCATTGATACAACTTCTTTGGCTCGATTTCCTACTTGAGAATACCATGCGCTGTGTACTAATTCATCTGCTCCTTTATTAAAATCACCAGCTTTTAAAGCAGCT